CAGCTCAGTATATGCAAAACCCAACGAGTGAGGAAGGTGCAATTTTAAAACGAGAGTGGTGGCAACCGTGGAGAGGTGAGAGTTTACCTAATTTGATGCATGTGATCCAGAGTTATGATACAGCGTTTAGTAAAAAAGAAACAGCAGATTATTCTGCGATTACGACTTGGGGTATTTTTTTTCCAGAAGAAGGGGGAGCACCGCATATGATTTTATTAGATGCCATTCGTGGTAAATTTGATTTTCCAGAATTAAAAGCAGTGGCATTAGATGCCAATAAATATTGGGAACCTGAAACGACAATTATAGAACAAAAAGCCAGTGGTGAACCCTTGACTCAGGAGTTTAGACGAATGGGTATACCTGTGATACCTTTTGTTCCTAGTAAGGGTAATGATAAATATACGAGAGTGAATGCTTGTGCACCTGTTTTTGAAAGTGGGCAGGTGTGGTTTCCTTATGGTGAAAAATTTGCAGATGATGTAATTGACGAATGTGCATCGTTTCCTAATGGTGCACATGATGATTATGTTGATTCTACGACACAGGCTGTGTTAAGGTATAGGCAAGGGAACTTTATTGAGTTATACTCAGACTATGTTGACAACGAAGATTTACCCCCTAAAGAATATAGGTACTACGAATGAGTGAAGAGTCAGAAGATAAACAAAAACAAGCTAAAAAGATAGAAACACTTGGTAAACTTTTTGGAACACCCGGTAGTTTATTTGATTTAATTAATTTTGATAAAAGACCAAGACGAAGAGCACCAAGAGGTGAAAGTGTTACTACACAACTGAGACGATTCAAAACAAAACCTGTTAAAGAAAACCCAGAGTTTGATATTGTGGGAAGACAAGTTCCTGATATTGAAAAACAAGTAAGGACAGATGTGTTACAAAATCTTAGTAATCTTGACCCTAAAATGGTAGAACCTAGATTAAAAAGAATGTCATCAGACTTACAAGATTTAAACAGAACGTTAGCGCCAGCAAGCAAAGGTATTTTTGTTAATGTTAAAACAAAATTAGGACGGACTAAAAAAACAAGGATTACATAATGGATGATGAAGACAATCTGGAAGAACAGGTCAATCCTGTAGACGTGGAAGTTGAAGAACCTACTGATGAGATCGTAGAAGAAGACGCGGCACCAGAGGAAGATAATTTCTATAAAAACTTAGCTGAGGATATGGACGACAGAGCCTTGACCGCTTTATCAAGTGACTTGGTTACAGAATTTAAAAAAGATAAAGAGTCAAGAGGAGATTGGGAAAAAGGGTATACATCAGGATTGGACTTACTAGGATTCAAGTATAGTGATGAAGGTCAGCCTTTCAAAGGTGCGAGTGGCGTGACCCATCCTTTATTATCCGAGTCTGTTACACAATTTCAAGCACAAGCTTATAAGGAGTTACTACCACCTGATGGTCCTGTAAGAACACAAGTGGTCGGTGATACGAGTAAACCTAAACAAGAACAAGCTCACAGAGTTCAAGAATTTATGAATTATATGGTTATGGACAAGATGGAGGAATACACTCCAGAGTTTGATCAACTGTTATTTTATTTACCTTTAGCAGGAAGTGCGTTTAAGAAAATTTATTATGATGAAATCAGACAAAGGGCAGTAAGTAAATTTGTACCCGCAGAAGATTTAGTGGTTCCGTATTATGCGACAGATCTTATGGATTGTGAAAGAATTACACACATTATTAAAATGACTGAAAACGATGTGTTGAAGAAACAAAAAACAGGGTTTTACAGGGACGTGGAACTTGCATCTACACAAGAAGAAGATGATATTCAGAATAAATACGATGAGATTGAAGGGGTCTCGGACCAAGGACCACGGGACTATCAGTTTAATGTGTTAGAAATGCATGTTGATTTAGATTTAGATGAGTATGAAAAGCAGAATGATGAAAAAAATGTTAAAGTTCCTTACATTGTAACGATTGATGAAGGCTCACAACAGGTTTTAAGTATCTATCGCAATTTTTCTCCTGATGATGAAACACTAAAACGCAATGAATATTTCGTGCATTACAAATTTTTACCAGGTTTAGGGTTTTATGGCTTTGGTTTGATACATATGATTGGTGGTTTAGCTAAAACGGCTACATCTGCACTACGACAATTGCTTGATGCGGGTACTTTGAGTAACTTACCTGCTGGTTTTAAGTCACGAGGACTTAGAATTAGGGATGATGACCAGCCTTTTCAGCCAGGAGAGTTCAGAGATGTTGATGCACCAGGTGGAAATATTAAGGATCAGTTCCAAATCTTACCTTTTAAAGAGCCAAGTGGTACACTTTTTCAACTTTTAGGTTTTGTAACGCAAGCAGGACAAAAATTTGCGGCCATTGCTGATATGGCAGTGGGAAATGATGCCCAAAATAGAGCAGTAGGTACGACAATTGCCCTTCTGGAGCGTGGTTCTAGGGTAATGAGTGCTATTCACAAAAGATGTTACTACTCTATGCGACAAGAATTTAGATTATTAGCAAAAGTTTTTGGAACATACCTACCTCCTTTGTATCCGTACAACGTTTATGGTGGAAATAGGCTAATTAAGGTTGCAGATTTCAGTGAGGATGTAGATGTTATCCCTGTTGCAGATCCAAATATCTTTTCTATGGCACAAAGAGTGACTTTAGCGCAAACTCAGTTGCAAATTGCTCAAAGTGCACCACAAATGCACGATGTTAGAGAAGCCTTTAGACGAGTTTATGAATCTTTGGGTACAAAAAGAATTGATGAGCTGTTAAAACCAGAAAAACCAGTGATTCCTAAAGATCCTGCGATTGAAAATGCAGAAGCTTTACGAACTGAGGTACCAACAGCGTTTCCTCAACAAAATCACGATGCACATATACTATCACATGCAGCATTTATTAAAACAAGAATGGTACAGATTAATCCTGTAGTCTATGCTTTACTACAATCTCATATTTCAGAGCATTTATCTATGAAAGCCAGAGCACAAGTGATTGCGATAATTGCGACACAACGACCTGACTTAAAAGAATTACAACAAGCTGAACCTGCGGCATTTCAAATAGAGTTTGATTCTATGGTGGCCTTACGAGTTATGGAATTAACCACTGAATTACAAAATGCAGAACAAATGACGGAAAAAGGTGATCCATTAGTTGAATTAAAACAAAGAGAATTAGATTTAAGAGCTATGGATATGCAAAGACGCGGTATGGAATTTGGTACTCAGGAAAATAGAAAAACAAATGAGTTTGATCAACGCATTGATTTAGATAAAATGAAACGTGAAGATGCAGAAGCATCATCTAAAGAAAGAATCAGAGTCGCTGATGAAAAATTAGGATTAAACGCAATAAAGATAGCCAATGACTCAGCAAAACAAAACAGGTAAACCCTTTGGTCCCCCACCAGAAAGAGGTCCACAGCCACAAGGTATGAGTGGTGGTAGACTTGTTGAGCCTAAATTAAAAAGAAGAAAAAGATACGATGTAAATCCTTTTTTAAAAATTAAAAGGTCTGAGTATTCAAAGACAATTAAAACTGATAAAGGATATACGAATGTGCCTTCAATGTATGGTGGTCAAGAGTATAACGAAGATTTTTTAACTGAAATGTATAAGGATAATAAAATAGACCCTGAAACAGGAAGAAGAGTTAAAACTTATAAAACACCTGAAGAAGCAGTAGTTGCTGCAAAACGTAGATCTAGTAGATTAAGTGAGGGTGGTTTTAATCCAGAAGGTAGTGGTTATGATTATAAAAGAGCCAAAGAACTAGATTATAAAAGAGATGATAAAGGTCATTTACCTACTAGAGATTATAAAACAGGAATGATCCTTAAAGGTAAAAAACATGAAAGTTTTTCAAAAGGTATACAAGAGGATTTTAAAAAAGGGTATCAATTAAAGAAAAAAGGTGATCGTTATTATACTATAAAAAGTAAAAAAGAATTTAACAAATTAAGGGAAAAAGCCTCCCTACCACATGTATCACAAAGTTTAAAGATAGGGGGTATTACTGGTTGCCCTCACCGTGAAAATGGTGTAAAAAGTGATATAAAAGGTATATCTGATATACAGGTCAAAGGTAAAAAATTTATAGGCGTTAAGTGATAAAAGGTGATTCAACAGAATACCATTTAATAACAAAAGAGATTGGTAAACTTAAATTAGATCAAGTTACTTTAACTTGCGAGATTGGGCTAAGGGAAGGGTTGGGTTCTAAAATTATTATGGATGCTATCTTAGATAGTAAGCCAAAACTATTTAAGCACATAGCTATTGATCCTTATAATAACCTAAATTACCAACACTACGATAAATCAAATAAATATACTGCTGATTATACAGAAGAAATGAAACAAAAAACAGTTTCGTATCTGTATCAAAACTATCCTGAATTTGATTTTTACCATATGACTGATGATTATTACTTTAAAACTATGGGCGAAGGACATCAATTTATTATTGATCAAGAACTTATGTTATTTGGTTTGTATCAGGTTGTTCATTTAGATGGGCCGCATACAACTACAGCTGTTCTTGATGAATTAAGTTTTTTTATTCCAAGAATGGCATCAGAGGGTTTAATTATTGTTGACGATTATCAACACCTTCAGATGGGTATTGTGGATATGCTCCTAAAGACTTATAATTTTAATGTTGCTGAGAAAGGCGACAATAAAATTATTTTTAAAAAGGAGATATAATGTTTACAGCAATAATTGGTCCTGTTGCAAGTTTGGCAAAAACTTGGATTGAAGGCAAACAAAAAAAAGCGCAACTTAAATCACAAGTAGAGTTAACAAAACTAGAAGCCACAAAATCAAAAATTGAACAAGATGGTTCTTGGGAAGATAAAGCCATGTCAGCTTCCGACAATTCCTGGAAAGATGAGGCTTGGACCCTAACTTTTATTTTTATACTTTTTGCCTCATTTTTTCCTGCACTTCAACCTTATATGCAACAAGGGTTTTTGTTTTTAAAGAACGATTGTCCTGATTGGATATCGTATGGTATGCTTGCCAGCATTGCGGGATCTTTTGGCCTAAAAGGTATTGCCAAGATAAAAAAATAAATTAGAATACTTTAAGTGGACTGCGGTCGCAACGACAACCAGCACTTCTAACGATGGAGATAATTATGTGGTCAAAGCCTATAATTACAGAAATTTCTGTTGGTCTTGAGATTAACAGTTATGCCTGTGCTGAGAAATAGTATTGTGGGAGCATTCTTGCTCCCCTTACTTTGTAATCCATCATTGGCAAAGAATTATAAGTGGTCTGGTAAAGGACAATTATACGATCAAAGAAATCAGTATTATGTTACTTGCAGACTGAATAAAGAAAAAAGAGTTGATCCTTTTTTTGGTGAAGACTCCGTAAAATGTTTTTACGCGTGTACAGATAAAGACGATATGGTCGTAACCACACACAGTGACCATGTATGTGAAAAACAAATACAGAGTCCTCGGGGAGAAAAAAGAGATTGGCGAAACAGATTAAAATATTAACATTGAAAGATAACAGTGGGTCACGCTTCCCAAGACCTAAAGGTAGGAACATAGAATATAAGAACCCGGTTTTGTATTATGGTAAAAAAATTTCATAAAGTAGAAGTTGTATTTGTAAAAAGAAAAAAAAGAAGGTATAACAAAAATGGGCTTACACACAGAAAAAAACTGGGACCTAAGTCACATTTAAGATATGCTTGATATTCAAACAATACAGACAATTAGACATTATATCAGAAAAGAAATTGATAAAACTAAAGATCATATATGCTATGGTATAGACAAATTAGAGAATCTACATTATGCTAAGGGCAAGCTCGCAGCACTAGAAGCTGTGCTTCAGGATCTAAAAGACCTGCAAAATAGAGAGGACGATGTAGATGACATTGATCAAACCTGATAACAAAATTGTTATGCCTGAAAAGGATAATGATGACGAACCCTTAGTTCCAAAGGGTCCAAAAGAAGTGGAACAATATCTCAAACTTTTACCAAAACCTGTAGGATATAGACTTTTAGTCAGACCTTACCAACCTAAGCAAAAAACTAAAGGTGGTCTTTATTTAACAGAGAAAACTCTTGAAACTCAACAACTTACTACTGTAGTAGGTTTTGTGGTGAAGATGGGTGATCTTTGTTACAAAGATAAAAACAAATTCCCTACTGGCCCTTGGTGCAAGGAGGGACAGTTCATTGTATATGGACGATATGCTGGTGCTCGTTTTAAAACAAAATATGGTGAGCATCGCATTTTAAACGATGATGAAATCATTGGAACTATTAACAAACCCGAGGATATCCTCGCTTTATTCTAAGGAGTAAATATGCAAGAAGAAAATAAAGTAGAATTAGATACAGATGACGTTAAAGAAGAAGATGTATCTATAGAAGAAAAACCTAAAGAAGAAAAGCCAGAGAAGGTTGAAGTTGATTTAGGTTATTCAGATCCAATTAAACAGGAAACAAAAGCAAAAGTTGTTGAAGAAGAAAAACCTCAACAGGAAGAAAAAAAAGAAACTGAAGATAATCTTCAAGAAGTTTCTCAAAATGTGCAAAAAAGAATAGATCAATTGACACGAAAAATGAGAGAAGCTGAGAGAAGAGAAAAAGCAGCTATTGATTTTGCAAAAGGATTACAAAAAAAATATGACACAACAGATAAAAAGTTATCGTCTGTTGATGATAGTTATTTTAAAGAATTTGAAGCTCGTGTTGATGCGCAAAGAGAACAAGTCAAAACAGCTTTGAAAAGTGCAATTGAAAACAATGACACAGATAAAATTATGGAAGCCAACGATAAGCTTACTCAATTAGCTGTTGAAAAAGAAAAAGCAAAAATACATACTGCACAAAAAGAAGAAAAAAAGAAACAAGTTGAAGAAACACCTAAACAAGAAACACAAGCCCCTGCTCAGGCTCCTGCTCCTGCTCAACCAGCAAGTCCAAGAGCACAAGAGTGGGCAAAAGAAAATGAGTGGTTTGGTAGTGATAAAGTTATGACCAGTGCCGCTTTTGGGGTTCATCAAGATTTAGTGTCGCAAGGGTTTGACTCAGAGTCTGATGAATATTACAATGAGATAAACAAACAAATGAGGGATTACTTCCCAAATAAGTTTGCTAGTGAAAAGAAACCCGTTCAAACTGTTGCCTCTGCGGGGCGTAAACAGGAAGGACGCAGGACTGTGAAACTCACTCGTTCACAGGTGGCTATTGCCAAAAAATTAGGAGTGCCACTAGAAGAATACGCAAAATTCGTGAAGGAGTAAAAAAATGAATGATGAAGTAAAAAGAACCTCACGCGTGTCACAAGAAACTAAACCATCAAGGAATAAGCCTTGGGCACCTCCATCAAGTCTAGATGCACCCCCTGCACCAAAAGGTTATGTGCATAGGTGGATAAGGACAGAATTTATGGGTCAAGAGGATACAGGTAATGTATCCAAGAAACTAAGAGAAGGATGGGAATTTGTGAGAGCAGAAGAAATCAAAAACACTCTTGGTGATCACGACTTTCCTGTAATTCGTTCTGGAACTTATCAGGGGTTAATTGGGGTTGGTGGCCTTGTGTTGGCAAGGATACCTGAAGAAATTGTTGAATCACGCAAGCAGTATTTCCAAAAAGTTACTGCTGACCAAGTTAAGGCCGTAGATCAAGATATTTTAAGGGAACAACGACCAGAGATGCCTATTAATGTTAATAGACAATCTCGTGTAACTTTTGGTGGTGGTCGTAAGTCAGAATAATTTTTTGATAAAAGCCATCGCTGTAATATAAATGCCTTAATAAGGAGATTATAAAATGGCAAATGTTAGTGAAAAGTTTGGTCTAAGACCTTATAAATCGCTTAATGGTGCTCCGTGGAATAATGCTCAGAACAGGTATACTATTGCAAGCAATTATGGTACAGCAATTTTCCAAGGTGACTTGGTAGTTCCTGTAGCGGCAGGAAATATTGAACGTTATGATGTTACTGCAAGTTCAGGTGCTGTAAAACCTATCGGTGTTTTCAATGGTGTATTTTACACTGATCCTACTACGAAGAAACCAACATTTAGTAATTATTATCCTGGCAATATAGTCGCCAGTGATATTGTTGCTAATGTAATTGATGATCCTAATACGTTGTTTTTAGTTGATTCAGACGAAGCTATGACAAGAGCAGGTCTGTTCATCGGCTACAAAACTACAAACGTAACTGGGAACACAGCAACCGGTATATCCAAAGTGCAACTAGATACCAGCACTGCGGACTCTACGAATGCAATTCCATTGCAGACAGTAGATATAAGCCAAGATATTAACAATGAGGATACTGCTTCAGCAAATACAAATGTTGTAGTCAGAATTCAAAACCATTTTCTGAATCCGCCATCAGCGGCTGCAGATACTGGGGTATAGGGAGATAAAATATGGCTATTTCAAGATCACAACTGGTCAAAGAGCTAGAGCCTGGTTTAAATGCTCTCTTTGGCTTAGAATATAATAGGTACGAAAACGAACACGCTGAAATCTTTGTATCAGAAGCATCAGATAGAGCTTTTGAAGAAGAAGTGATGCTGACAGGTTTTGGTAGTGCACCAGTAAAAAGTGAAGGTAGTGCGGTTACTTTTGACCAAGCAACTGAATCTTTTACTGCAAGGTACACTCACGAAACTATTGCAATGGCATTCGCTATCACTGAAGAAGCGATTGAAGATAATCTGTACGACAGATTAGCTGCTCGTTATACAAGAGCCTTAGCTCGTTCTATGGCTAATACTAAACAAGTAAAAGCTGCAAATGTATTAAACAATGCATTTAACTCCAGTTTTGCAGGTGGCGATGGTGTTGAATTATGTTCAACAGCTCACCCAATTGCTACTGGTGGCACATTCAGAAATGAATTGTCTACTGCGGCTGACCTTTCAGAAACATCACTTGAGCAGTCTTTAATTGACATTGCTGCATTTGTTGATGAAAGAGGACTTAAAATTGCAATGCAGGGAGTTAAATTGGTTATTCCAAAAGAACTTCAGTTTACTGCTGAAAGAATTTTAAGATCTCCACAAAGAGTAGGTACTGCTGATAATGACATTAATGCTATGGCTTCTATGGGTATGATCCCACAGGGTTATAGAGTTAATCACTATCTAACAGATACTGATGCTTTCTTCATTATGACAGATGCGCCTAACGGAATGAAACAATTCGTTAGAAGTCCTGTTAAAACTGCTATTGAAGGTGACTTTGATACAGGTAATGTTAGATTTAAAGCAAGAGAAAGATATTCTTTTGGATTCTCTGATCCAAGAGGTATTTTTGGTTCACCAGGAGCCGCTTAAATTTTTTAACATAAAAATAAAGGAGGGGACTTACGAGTCCCCTTTTTTTTTGTATAATATAAACACCAAGATAATATAAATTGGATATAGACTGACTTGGCAGACACCCTAGAGGACTATATCTTTTAACTAGGAGAAAAAATGGCAGGAGTGCATTTTACAGGACCTATTCTTTTCGCAGGAAAAAATAATGAAAAGAAATGGTTTGAAAACTTACCAATTGATAAAAACCCAGATTACGTAGTTTATTTTGATGACTTTGATAGAATTGGATTTGATTCTAATACAGGGCACAGATGGACTGTCGTAAAAGATTCAGGCGCGTCTGTAGCAATTGCAGCAGATCAACTGAATGGTTTAGTAAACTTAAACTCAACAGCAACAACAGATAATGATGGTGCTTCTATACAAAAGAATGAAATTTTTCAGGTTCAATCTGATAAAGCCCTTTGGTTTGAAACTAAAGTGAGAACATCTGATGTAACTGACACTGATCTTTGTTTTGGTTTAACTGTTAATTTTGCAACAAATCCTGAAGCTATGCTTACAGCAGCAGACAGAATTGTGTTTCAAAAAGATGATGGAGATGCATCACTTCTTTGTAAAACTGAAAAAGATGGCACAGAAACTTCAACAGATTCTGGCATTGATATGGAAAACGATACTGACGTTACATTAAGTATTCGTTGTCAGAGCACAGGAAAAGTTGACTTTTTTGTAAATAGAAAATTGGTTGCAACACACACAGATAATATTCCAACTGATGAAATTTTAACAATAGCGGCAATGTCTTTATCAGGTAATGCTACTGGCACTAAAGTTACATCAATTGATTATATGTTTGCTGCATCTGACAGATAGGAGTTATTATGGGTTTACAATTACAAGTCAAAACTTTTGTACCTGTAGCGGCTTCTACTACGGCATTGGGGGCTGCTCAGACAGTATCAGGCGCTGCTAATTTTACCCTTACTTCAGCTGCAACAAATGGTACTTATGCAAATGCTAATACTGCTCCAAAAGTGTCATTTACATCTAGTGGTAATATATCTGGTGTAAATTTTACTGTAACAGGCACAGATGTTAATGGAGATGCACAAAGTGAAGTTATAGCAGGACCAAATTCTACCACTGTTTTTACTACTTTGTTTTATAAATCAGTAAGTCAGGTAGCAACTAATGGATCTGTTTCAACTAATACTTCTATAGGTCACTCCAATCATGTGACAGGAGTAATTTTTGCTGGTAGAACGAGAGTAAAAGGAATGCAGATTACTACAGGTGGAACTATTGACACTATTGCATTTAAAAATACTTCTCCAGCAGGAACAACTTTATTTTCTTTTTTAGTTGCTACAACAACTAAAGATTACATAGAGCCTTACATTCCTGACGATGGTATTTTGTTTAATGCAGGAGCTTATGTTGATATACCTGCAGGTTCTGCAGGAAGTGCAACAGTTTACTATGGATAATTATGTTTTAGATTTATTAGGTCTTAAAGCAGGAGGAATGCCTGCTCGTAATAAAAAAAATTATAGACCTACTAAATCTGGAGCGGGAATGACTGAAGCTGGGGTGAAAGCGTACAGACGCAAAAACCCTGGCTCCAAGT